AAGCGGTAGCAACCGATCCATCAAATCCTGTTGAAGGACAAATTTGGTATAATACAACTTCAAATGTTTTAAAAGGTCAAGGTTATGCACCAGCAGGATCTTGGGCTACAGTTAATAGTTTAAATAGTGCAAGATATGCAATGGGTAGCGCAGGCGCTACAAAAGATGCAGCCTTAGCATTTGGTGGAGGCCCGCCTCCAGCACCAGGAGCAGTGGGAATTACAGAATCTTGGAATGGAACAAACTGGACGGAAGTTAACGATTTAAATACTGCAAGAGCTCTTGCAGGAGGTGCAGGAACATATACATCTGCAATAGCTGCAGGTGGAGACGGATATTCAGGAACTTCAGAATCTTGGAATGGATCTAATTGGACAAATATAACAAGCTCTCCTAATACAGGTCATACCCAAAGAGGCGCAGGAGCAGATAATACAAATGCTTTATTTTTTGGAGGAAGTCCATACGCTAGTAATAATCAAACTGATTATTGGAATGGTAGTTCTTGGACAGAAGGTGGTAATTTAAATACTGCTAGACAAGCAGGGGGAGGATCAGGTAAAACTTATACAGCAGCATTAGCTATAGGAGGAGAAAATCCCAGTGGTGAGGTTGCAATAGTTGAATCCTATAATGGTTCAAGCTGGACTGAAGTTAACGATTTAAACACGGCCAGAGGGGGGGCCGCAGGAGCTGATGGAACACAAACATCAACTTTATTTTTTGGAGGAAATGTTCCTCCGGTAACTGCAAAGACCGAATTATGGAATGGAAGTAACTGGACTGAAACAACAGATTTAAACACAGCAAGAAGCACATTAGGAAGTGCAGGAGCAGATAATGAAAATGCTTTAGCTTTTGGTGGTAGTCCTTCAACAGCAGCAACAGAAGAATGGACAGGTCCGGGTCCTGTAACAAGAACATTTGACGATAGTTAATACTTGTAATATATTTTAATTAGTATATATAAGAAAGAAACATAAAGGATAAAGCTATGAAAAAAGACGTTAAAGAAGTTATACAACAAGAAGAACCACATTTAAATAATCTATTAACACGAGAAGACCTATCATCATTTAAAGGTATGGTAGATGAGCTTCGTGATACATGGACCAAGAAACAAATGTTTCGAACAGAAACAGAAGCAAGATTTTCTGTACTACAAGACAATAGATATCCAACTAAAGCTTCAAAATATTGGCAGTGTGTAAGAGAACAATCATCATATTTAGATAACTTAATGACTTTATCTTTTGATTATAGAAGAAACGAAGCAAAGATAATTTGGTTAGAAAAGAAAATAGATAAAGAAGAAGACGAATATAAAAAAACTAAGTATCAAATAGATTTAGATGAGTGTAGATTTGCAAAAGCTTCTATGGAAAAAGTTGCAAAACACAGAATGAGAGAAATTAAAATGTGGTCTAAATTAAAAGGTGAATTTAATGATGGATCATTTAATGACAAAGATGTTAACCAACACCAATTAGAATCTTATGGACTACAATATCATGAAAAAGCAAAAACATTAAATCAAAACTCAAGTGAGGCAGAGATCTTTAATGTGATGGGACAATTACAATCACTACAGAGAATTAAAAAATCTGGTGAGCTAGAAAGCAGTTATAAAGAGAAAGAACAAATTACCCAACATGACAAGCCCAAAGTTTGATTTTGTATTTTTAGGTCAATCAATTTTAAAGTATCAGGTTCCGTTAGATATTTTTCAAATCATAAACCACATTTACGAACAAAATTTTCATAACCTTGCACCAGCTAATGGTCAGTTAGTAGGTAAGATAGAAAAAGAACACTCATTATTTTATAACGGTGAAGACCAAACAAAAATGAAAAATCATAATACATTACCAAGAAATGTAACACATTACTTTTTAGAAATGTTTAAACATTACTTAGCATTCAATAAAATTAGGGGTTATGAGTTACACCTTAACTCTATTTGGGTTAATGAAATGAAACAACATGAATATAACCCTGCACATATCCATAGAGGTATGTTATTTACTGGTCTATCAAGTGTAATGGTTTTAAAACTACCATCAACTTATGGTAAAGAATACTCAGCAGGACACATACAACAGAATGGTAGGCTACAAATATTAGGTGCAGCTAATGGTCAATTTGCTAAGATAGATTATCAACCACCAATGGATCTTAGAGATTTTTATATTTTTCCATATGACATGAGACACTGTGTATATCCATTTAATGGAACTAATGAGACAAGAAGAACTTTAGCTGCAAACTGTGATGTGCAGTTTGATCCAATTAGAAACAGAGGAGCTATGTAATGGACAAACAATACTACATAGATAATCACATAGGTTTATTTAAAAACTTTATGCCTAATGAATTAATAAATGATTATGTAAATTATTTTGATAAGTGCGAACAACAAGGTGCAGTGTATCCCAGACAAGTAGATGAAATGTTAGTTGCAGATAATGCAATAGATACTATTAGAGATATCAATGTTGCAATGACATATAATAATAAACCCTTTATAGATTTATTTTTTAAAGAAGTGTATCCGTTGTATATAAAAAAATATTCATATTTAAAAAAATTAGCAACACACAATATACTAGAAGTTAAAATACAAAAAACTAAAGTAGGTGAAGGATATCATTTTTGGCATTGTGAAAATGCTGAGATGAAAGCTAGAAATAGAATCTTAGCTTTTATGTTATATCTCAACGATGTAACAGAAGGCGGAGAGACAGAATTTTTATATCAGAAATGTAGATTCAAACCTGAAAAAAATACACTATTAGTTTGGCCATCACAATTTACACACGTTCATAGAGGCAACCCACCTTTATCGAATGATAAATATATAATAACGGGATGGGTAGAATACGGATATTAATATGATAACAGAACCAAGATGGAAATCTTTTATAGTTGAAACCACACAACCAATCTTTACACCTCAACAATGTCAGATGATTATTGAAGCTGGAAGAAGCGAACCTAGAAATAATGCAAGTGTTGGAAGTGATAAAGGAATTAAAGGTGGAACTATAGATACTAAAACTAGAACCTCACACATTAGTTGGATACCATTTAAAAAAATGGGTGACATGTATAAAAATATTGAAAAAATTATGAAGACTACTAACGGTAATCATTTTGGTTTTGATGGAATGCAGATTACAGAAATGGCACAATACACAGAGTATCCAGAAGGAGGGTTTTATGAATGGCATGTCGACAATGATGTAAACATGCAACACGAACCACCTGTGAGAAAAATATCTATGGTTTGCTTATTATCTCCAGAAAATGAATTTGAAGGTGGTGATCTAGAATTAATGTCTGAGGGTAAAGTTGCAAAAATTAAACAAGGTCAAGCTGTTTTCTTTGCGTCTTTTATAAGACACAGGGTAAAACCAGTAATACGTGGCAATAGAAAATCTTTAGTTATGTGGTTTGGAGGGACACCTTTTAAATGATTAGAGAATTACATTTTCCAACACCTATTTATATTTTAGATATAAAAGATCAAAATTTAAATATTCAATTAGAAAAAGATATATTGAATTGGATGAATCAAGATAAAGGCGTTCTAAGAACAAATGTTAAAGGTTGGCATTCAACAACTAATATGCATACAAAACCAGAATACGCTAGATTAGTAAAAGCATTACACGAAGCACAAGATAAAATTTATATAGAAGAACATTATGACTCTGAACCATTTTTAGGTAACATGTGGGCAAATGTAAATCCCCCAGGTGGAATGAATAGAGCACATCAACATCCTAATTCTTTGTGGGCTGGTGTTTACTATGTTAAAGCACCTAAAAATTGTGGACATTTAAAAATAGATGATCCAAGATCATCAGCTGCAATGTCAAGACCTATATTAAAAGAAAAACAGCACCCTATGAGATTGTTTAGAGAAACACAGTATAAACCTATTACCGGAAGATGTATTATGTTTCCAGCTTGGTTAATGCATTCTGTTGATCCAAATGAATCTAATGATCTGAGAATATCAGTATCATTTAACTTTTTACAAAAGACGATGTTTGTATGACATTTCAAACTAATAAATATCAAGTAATTAAAAGCGCTTTATCTTATGAGCTAGCTAACTTTGCTTTAAATTATTTATTACTTAAAAGAGATGCAACAAGATTTATGTATGAAAATAATATACACTCACAGTCCCAGATCCTTGGAACATGGTCTGATCAACAGATACCTAATACTTATTCATGTTATGGTGATTTTGTAATGGATACATTATTAGTTAAGATGCTTCCAGTGATGAAAAAACACACGGGACTAGAACTAATACCCACTTATTCTTATACCAGAGCCTATAAAAAAGGGGATAAATTAAGAAGACATAAAGATAGACCGAGTTGTGAGATATCTTGTACGCTTAATTTAGGAGGAGATCCTTGGCCTATATTTATAGATGGCACAGGTTCTGATAATGTCCTTAACGAATACAAAGAGATTCATAAACCCAACGCTCCAGCAGGGACGAAAGTCTTGCTTGAAGTAGGAGATATGCTAGTATATAGTGGCTGTGAACTCGAACATTGGCGAGAGCCTTTTGACGGGAACATTTGCGGTCAAGTATTTCTACATTATAATCATGTGAATGGCCCATTTGCTGACAAAAATATATTTGATGGAAGAGCCAAGCTAGGTCTACCATCGGGTATAAAATAGTATTATAATGAGGTTATATGTTACAAAAATTAGGTTTTCTACCAGGGTTCAACAAACAAGTCACACAGACCGGGGCCGAGGGACAATGGTATGATGGTGACAATGTTCGTTTTAGATATGGTAC